ATGACGAAGAAAAAAGCACATAAACCAGGCTCGGCGACCATTGCGCTCAACAAGCGTGCTCGCCACGAGTATTTTATTGAAGAAGAATTCGAAGCTGGCCTTGCATTGCAGGGCTGGGAAGTAAAATCGCTGCGCGCCGGGAAAGCCAATATCGGTGATAGTTACGTGATCCTGAAAGATGGCGAAGCCTTCCTGTTCGGTGCCAACTTCACGCCGCTGACCGTCGCCTCGTCACACTACGTGTGTGACCCAACGCGTACCCGTAAGCTGCTGTTGAACAAGCGTGAACTGGAGTCCCTTTATGGGCGCATTAACCGTGAAGGCTTCACCGTGGTTGCCCTGTCGCTGTACTGGAAAAATGCCTGGTGCAAAGTGAAAGTTGGCGTCGCGAAGGGTAAAAAACAGCACGACAAACGTACCGATCTGAAAGAGCGCGAATGGCAGCTCGACAAAGCACGTATTATGAAAAACGCAGGACGTTGATTCTGCGCACTTATTGTACTATTCAATAAGTTAGCGTTCCGGGCTGGTATCCAGGATCTAAAATCTGGTATACTCAGTTCAACACTATTGGGGCTGATTCTGGATTCGACGGGATTTGCGAAACCCAAGGTGCATGCCGAGGGGCGGTTTGCCTCGTAAAAAGCCGCAAAAAAATAGTCGCAAACGACGAAAACTACGCTTTAGCAGCTTAATAACCTGCTCTGAGCCCTCTCTCCCTAGCTTCCGCTCTTAAGACGGGGATTCAAGAGAGGTCAAACCCAAAAGAGATCGCGTGGAAGCCCTGCCTGGGGTTGAAGCGTTAAAACTAATCAGGCTAGTACGTTAGTGGCGTGTTTGTTCGCAGCTGGCGTGCGAATGTAAAGACAAACTAAGCATGTAGTACCGAGGATGTAGAAATTTCGGACGCGGGTTCAACTCCCGCCAGCTCCACCAATCATGATTGGACAGTGCTAGGACGGCACTAGCAAAAACAGGAAGTTAGCAGTCTCGGCAGGACACCGACCAGACGGTGATGAGACAAAAAAGGATACGCAAAGGAGCCGCGGCTCTTTAGTTACACAGAAGCCCGCTAACGCGGGCTTTTTTATGGGGTAAGACATATGAATCAACTGCAAGAAATCATTCAGATACTTAGTTCTGGTGATGAAGGCACGACTAATGCTCTCATAAAAACGAAGATCCTGCTCTTCTCTATCGGGAAAAAGGAGCTTGCAGCATGGGTAAACCATGAAATTAATGGCTATCCTGATTCAGTTGCTCTTCCCGATTATAGAATTGTTGGCACAAGAATTCTTGCAGACCTGAACAATAGCGTTCGTCTTTACAGTGCTTATCCGTTACCTATTGGTTATCTAAGTGAAGATGACTATGACGACGCTACAACCAGTGAAGTGCGGCTTTCTATCAGTCAAATTGAAGACTTGGTAACCAACGCCGGTGATAGTAAAACTCTTCAGCAGCCAATTCCTTTGGATTTAGCGTTGGTTAAATATTGCAAAGGTATCGATAAAGGCTATGAGTTAACACGCTGTTATAAAGAAATTGCACTACATAACTTCACTTCCATATTAACTCAGGTCAGATCACGTCTGCTTGATTTCATACTTGAGCTTTCTGATCAAGTTTCTGAAATTTCTGACGAAAAACACATGACAGAAAAACTTAAAAATATCGATACGTCTTCATTGTTCAATAACTCAATCTTTGGAGACAATACCGTCATAAACTTCGGAAATGAAAACTCATTTTCCGTAAGTAACAACGTCGTAAAAAACGACATTGAGTCATTAAGAGAGTATCTCTCAACTCAGGGATTCTCTAAATCAGATGTTGACGATTTAGAAATTGCTATTGATGAAGATGGCCCAATAGCTAACAAACGTGGTGAATATGGTCAATCTGTTAGTAAATGGCTGGCCAATATCGCGAGTAAAGCTGTTAATGGGACTTTGGGAATAGGAATAGCTGCTGCAACTCAGGTAGCAATCGCGGCTCTGAAAAAATACTACAACCTACCATAACTGACATGGGGTGTCGGGGGTCGGAGGTTCAAATCCTCTCGTGCCGACCAAAAACACATTTAAAACCAGCCTCTTACGGCTGGTTTTTTTATATCTATTTTCTGTACGGGGAATCACTGGGGAAAAATCGGGGAAAAATACCGTCAAAAAATCAGGCACAACAAGCTAATTGCCACCGATCCGTTTGTAAGACTTACCAGCACGCTACTTTTTCTCACTGCCCTATACTTTCAGTCTGACTGACTGGAGGTTTATATGTGTGGACGTTTTGCACAAGCCCAAACCCGTGAAGAATATCTGGCATACTTGGCCGATGAAGCCGACCGTGACATTGCGTATGATCCGGAGCCTATAGGTCGGTACAACGTCTCGCCAGGTACCAAGGTTCTGCTGCTGAGCGAACGCGAAGAGCAGCTGCATCTTGATCCTGTTTTCTGGGGTTACGCGCCAGGGTGGTGGGATAAGCCTCCGCTGATTAACGCACGCGTCGAGACGGCGGCCACCAGCCGAATGTTTAAACCTCTCTGGCAGAATGGCCGGGCGATCTGTTTTGCCGATGGATGGTTCGAATGGAAGAAGGAAGGCGACAAGAAACAACCCTACTTCATTCACCGGGCCGACGGCCAGCCGATATTCATGGCAGCAGTCGGCAGCACGCCATTCGAGCGCGGCGATGAAGCGGAAGGTTTTGTTATAGTGACATCTGCAGCTGACAAAGGCCTAGTAGACATTCACGACCGCCGGCCTCTGGTTTTGTCACCGGAAGCGGCCCGTGAGTGGATGCGGCAGGATATTGGAGGGAAAGAAGCTGAAGAGATAGCTGCCGACGGCGCAGTGCCAGCCGACAAGTTTGTCTGGCACGCCGTGACGCGTGCCGTGGGTAATGTGAAGAATCAGGGGGCTGAATTAATCGAAGCCATATATTAAAATCGGTTTTGTTAATGCATCTTCTATAAGGTATTTAAGCTGCCCTGTTTGCTTAAATATAACACTGAAATAAACAAAAGGATTCTGAACCTTTTCTTTTTAAATAACACTTAACTATAATTTTAGGAAAATAATAAACCTTCACCGCCACTGAAGTTCAAACACACATGAACCCCAGACAATAATTAATCCATACAAAACACGACTAATAAAAAAATTCAATATTAAAACACATTTATAAACAATGACCAACAGATTAATAACAAATTAAATCCTTTTGCATTCACATTTAACAAAGAACGATAAAAAATCTCTATAAATTCGTTAAAAACAACAAGTGAAGTTATTGTTTTTCAATTGCTCTTGTAATTTACCTAACGACATAATTGAACACTATTCATTTGAAAGTTAAGGCAATATGCACAAGAATGATACGGTGCAGTTAAAGCAATAACAAAGCAACACTAATTTGGGGGAAGATGTCCCCCTTTTTTTTTTCAATTATTGAATGAAATCACTACCAAGATGAATAACCCATAAAATTCATAATGAATCACTGGGTAGAAGTGGATCAATAAAAATGTGGCGCCGGGTGCCTCCCGGTGTTTCCCTTACAGTCCCAAGAAACGCGAGCATACTGCAAAATATTGACTGTTCGCCCCTCCGCTTAGGGGGATTCGCCACGGTAAAAAAGTAATGCATCATTTTTGATATGTCAAAATTAAAGCCATATAAATTATATATTCACGCATGGAATATGCACTTAGATAAATCGAAAACAAATAAATGCTTTACGAATTTCGTTGCAGATAAAAAACCCGTCTCGTAGAGACGGGCCTCTGAAATCCAGAAAAAGATTGTGTACCATAGCATAGCTTCATAAGAAGCTAATTAACTATAGACTACTCACAATAACGATTGTGTCAGAAATAATATTTTTTTAAAGATAATGATTTGCATTTCCAGAAAAACCACCCAACCAATTGATTTTTAATCATTTATTGTAATAGCAATACCTTGCCACCTAAAATTCCATCTATCATCTGAGCAAATCAAACCAGAAGCAGTTAATTACCTGACAACTAACAAATCTGAAAACCGGGTTGTATACCGCGGCGACAGCATTTCGCGTTTCATCTGCCACGGCTGCTGTATTCCCTGCCCGGCAAAGTAGAGTGTTCCTTTTCCGTCCTTTGCATTCAGGTGATCAAGCACCTCCATTAAACGGTCGCTGCCGGCGCGCGGTGCATTCTCGTCAAAGAGGTTCAGTTGGGCAACGCCCCGGCTGAAGAAATCCCCGAGCATAATGCCGGCTTTCTGGTACCGGTGCCCATCCTGCCAGATTTTGTCTAGGCATTTTACCGCTGCGTTAATGATGTCTCGGGAATCCTGTGTAGGGGTGAGAAGCGTCATTGACGCACTATTACCGTAATAAGGCTCATTAAGCGCAAAAGGGGATGTCTTCACGAATGCAGAAATAAAGCGGCAATATTGATGCTCTCCGCGAAGCTTTTCAGCACCTCTTGCCGCATAACTGCATATAGCCTGGCGTATCTGCTCATAGGCGGTAACGCGTTCACCGAATGACCGGCTACAAACGATTTCCTGTTTTGCGGGGGCAAACTCTTCCAGATCAAGACAGGGTTCGCCGCGCAGCTCCCTGACAGTGCGCTCGAGTACCACATTAAAGTGTTTCCGGATTATCCACATACTCTGCTCTGAAAGGTCTAAGGCCGTTTTAATACCCATCGCATTTAGCTTTTTACTGATTCGGCGACCAACACCCCAGACGTCCTCTACAGGTACCACAGAAAGCAGTCTGCGCTGGCGATCAACATTTGAGAGGTCAACTACCCCACCCGTCTGCCGCTGCCATTTCTTTGCGGCGTGGTTGGCCAGCTTAGCGAGTGTTTTTGTCTGCGCAATGCCAACCCCGACAGTCAGATGCGTACGCTTCAGAACTGTCGCGCGGATCTCTTTGCCGAAGTCAGTCAGGTCCCGGCAGTTCCTAACGCCCGTCAGGTCACAAAAAGCTTCATCGATACTGTAAATTTCGACGCGGGGGCTCATTTCCTCAAGCATCGTCATTACCCGGTTCGACATATCAGCATACAGCTCATAGTTGCTGCTGAAGCAGACAACGCCTGCGCGCCGGAAAAGCTCCTTTTGCTTGAAGAACGGCTCCCCCATAGTAATTCCAGCCGCCTTGGCCTCAGCGCTTCGGGCTATCACACAGCCATCGTTATTCGAGAGAACAACAACCGGCCGGCCTCTTAAATCGGGCCTGAACACCGTCTCGCATGATGCGTAGAACGAATTCACATCACAGAGCGCGAACATGTTTAGCTCGCCGATTTGACGATGAAAGTCACGACGCCGAAAACGTCCAGCGTGTCTTCGCAGCCAACAACAATAGGACTGTAGGCGCTGTTCATAGGATTGAGTTGCACGGTCGGGCGCAGTTGCAGGCGTTTAACAGTAAACTCCCCTTCCACCGCGGCGATGACTATGTCACCGTGCTCAGCAGTTCTGGAGCTGTCCACCACCAGCAGATCGCCGTCGCTGATCCCGGCTTCGATCATAGAATCACCCGCGGCTTTAACGAAATACGTTGAACTCGGGTGAGCGACAAGTAACTCATTGAGATCGATGCGCTGCTCAACGTAATCAGCCGCGGGGCTTGGGAAACCACACTGCACTATGTCACTGAAAAGCGGGAGAACAATAATTTCTCTCAGTTCTGTAGGTCTGAAGAATTCCATTACGCATACCTCTAATACTGTTTTTATATACAGTAGTTTCATTTGGGTTTGCGCGCAAGACACCACGGTTCCAGCGACTGAACGAAGCTTCACCGTTTCGTTTGTAAGTTACTATCTCACTTCAAATTTCGGCTTTTGTAAATTTTCCTGGCATGCCCCTAACTGCACATAATTAAATCAATCTCAAGCACTAAATTTTATCTAAAGCGCTTAAAAAGCCAGTAGCCAGGTTTTCTATCCACAACTTAAACCCTGAACGTCCAATATCAGGGTCTGGTTTTAACACACAAATTTTTAAACACATATAAAACGCCCGCGTAATGCGGGCTAATTATTATTCTGATTCGAGCCCTAACTTTTCGGCCAGTCGATGTAGGGCGCAAACACTGATAACTCCTTCTACGCTGGCGGCAAATTCTTGCCAGTGCTCACCTATAAAACCTGTTATAAGCTCTGCCTCTTGCTGCGTAAGTTCCATAAATATCTCCTTAAAAAGCCAAGGAGATTGTTAATGCAATACCCACACACTTCAAATAGATATCACAGATCAATTCACCACGATTGATCGTTAGCAGCGATCAATCTAATACGTTACCTGCAACGGGAACGACTGGCCATTCAATATCAGGTGCGTTTGCTGTTGATACACGGCTCAGTCTGATTCGGTATGTTTTCCATACGCGCAACTGCTCAACCTCTTTCTCTGACGCCATCCCTAAGTCAACGGAGTCCTGAAGGATTGAAATTGTGAGACCCGCATCCTCAATGAGCTGTTTTCGGGTTTGTTCGGCAAGCGTTGTCGCGTCAGGGCGGATGTCGTAAAAAACACCATCCACATATTTGTAATTCCCTAACACATCTACCGGCACACTCAGGGGGTCGACCTCATAGACATTGCGGCCTTCTTCCATCCCCATATACGAAACATCCTGCTCGTAAGCAACGACAATTCCGTCATCATCCAGAGAAACAGCACCTTTCCAGCTGGTTAAGGTTTCGTACCAGTCCCGGCCATGCTCATCATGAAAATAAAGTCCGGTACGCATTATCCCGCTTACTTCAATGTGTTCGTATTTATAAATAACTGGATTAATAAACGTATCCATATTTAATCCCCGATATTGACCCATGCATTAGTTTGTTTATTCAGGTACTGCATTTGACGGAAATAAACGCCGAGCTTTCGGCCATCACTTCTGTTTTCCATCGTGATTCCCGTTACAACGCATCCTGCAGGTGATTCCCAGTTACCAAACCACGCATCAGTCGGGTTTCTGAGCTGTTGACCACCACGGCGAATACCATTTACCACCCCATAACGCGCATCCGACTCTGCTTTTGTATACGCCTGACCTGCCGGGGTGTAATTCCCTTTCGGCTGGAAACGCCCGTCACTCTCCGCTTTGGTATATGCATCGCCTTTTCTGGCTAGTTCGACAACGGCATTACTGGCCTTATGGCGCATGTATGGCCTTGCTGCATCATTGCTCGCAAAGCCCGCATAGCTGGCGCTATCTGCAATGATGAAACGAGCATCAAAGTTGCTGTAGTTTGTCGGTATTATCTGACCAGTGAATGAAAATGTTGTGGTGTTCCAGTACCCCATAACTTTTGAATTCGCCCACAGGTCGACCTGACCATCCTTAGAGCTACGCAGCCCGGAGTCGTTATCACCAATATTTAAAGCGGCAGAGCCAACCGCGCCAACCTGTAGAGGACCGTTAACTATTGCGGATTTCCCCTGGGTAGGGTTCAGGTTAACCGTGCCGTCAGAGTTTAAAATAATGCTGTTGTTTGCCCCTTTGTAATTAAGAAGCGTGACGTTAGCATTCGTTGTTGAACCTGCGCCCACATACCAGTGGTTAGTATTAGAAGAGTCATAACAAATGATATAGCTGGCATAACCCGCCGTTTTCGGCTGTAACCTGATAGCCTCGCCATCAACATTCATGATGAGCCTACCCGTCATAGTGTCGCTGCTTTTGTTCACCGCACCAATATCAGCCGGGGATGGTTTATTGGCCGCGTCATACTGCTTAACCCATCCAGACCACGTCCCGCTGTAGAGCGTACGAATGTACGAGCGGGAGCTGTTATAAACCCGGTAAATCTGCGTGATACCTGCATGCTTATAAACTTCCAGCGAACCGGCGTTAGCCTCTGGATAGTTCCTCCCTGTTTGCGCCTGCGCGTTTGCTGGCTGGTAATACAGCCCCGGCGTGGTGTAGGCATTTAAATCCTCAGCATTACCAATCCCCACAGCTTGTCCGTTAAAGATATCCTGCGCGGTAATGTTGATATCCGTACTCAGCCCCCGGCCATTGACCTTACGCCCTGACGGCACACGACCGTTTGCATTGTCATTAGCGGCCTTAACGGCTTTCGGCGTGGCAGCCAGTGCCTCAGACGTGCTGTCGGTTGCGCTACTGAGCTGGACAATACCTTTTTGCGCCGTAGTTGCGTCCTGGGCCGTGTACTTCCCTTTGGCAAGGTCGTATGCAGCCTTAACTGCTTTCGGTGTGGCCGCCAGCGCCTCCGACGAACTATCACTGGCGCTACTTAGCTGAACAAGACCTTTACGCACGGTCGTGGCATCCAGAACGCCAATGGCTTCACGCGAACTTTTTTGGGCTACCTCGCCTTTTGCCGCTATTTCAGCAAGATTTTTGTCGATACGCAGAAACAGGCCATCGCCGGTTGCCACTTTAAGCTCGATGTTTGCCTTCTCCGATACCGCAAGACGGTATTGCAGGCTCACGCTGACACCGTTTTCCGGTTTCTCAATGGCTGCACAGTTCGCAACGGAATAGAGCTCACCTGCATCTGTCAGCAGGCCGACTTCCCTGACAACAAATCCGCCAACATCAACGGGCAATACCAGTTGCGCGATGAACTGGTTCTCCTGGTCTGGCGAAACCTGCAGCGCCGATATCGCATTGCGATAGACTTCACGTACCAGTTTCGTCTGTACCGGATCCGGCTTAACGGCCTGGCCGTTACCATCGCCCACCACAAAATCTTTAATGATGACGGGTTTTCCGGTCGCAGAGGACTGCGCCTCCAGCTCCTTGCCCCGGTTGGTCAGTATGCTGTAATACTTCTCAGCCATGGTTAAACTCCTGCTTCTATAACAACATCAATCCAGGCGGTAACGGCACCGCCGGTGTAATAGGTTCCCTTCGCGCCCAGGTCGGCAATCACATCGATGGTGGTCAGCAGGCTGCGAAGGTTTTTCGCTTTATCTACCTGCCGGCGTATACGCTGGTACAGGGCCTCATCAATGGCCTGTATGCTGTAGACCTCCACGCGAAAGGTATACGGTGCTTTGCGGGGTTCATCCTCCCACCACTCCACGACAGTAGTCGGCAGGCTGACGGCACTGAGCGACCGGCGGACCGCACCGGCCGTACCGCGATGCTGATGGACATAGGCGGCATCCTTAATCACCTGCCGCTTTTCTTCTTCCGTCCAGGCCTCTTCCCAGGAGTCCACAGCAAATTCCCAGGCCAGCCAGGGCAGAAGATGAGCCGGACAGGTGTCAGGATTTTTCACCTTACGCACCATGTCGGTATCCAGCGCAACAATCTGCTCTGTGCCGGCCTGCTCCTGTGCCCGCTCCGGATGAATGGCGGAAGGCGGCAGAAGGGAGCGAAATTTATCCACCGGAGCCCCCTTTACGTGTGATATTTATGGCGCTGCACCACGGGGCCTGTCCTGCAGCCGCTTCCAGATCTGCAGTCGGGGTGATCAACTTAACTCTGGATACACCAGGCTGCTGAAGTGCTGAGTAAATCGCGGAGAGTGGTACGATGGCGTTAATGCGATGGGAAAGAAGTGTGTAGCTCGTCAGCGTGCTGATGGCATTTTCCAGTACCGTCTGCGCATCCGGTCCGTCAGGGATCTCGAGCTCCGCCGTGACGGCATAACTTGCGATGGTGGCACTTTTCACGCTGACAAAATCGGTGAGCGGCCTGACTTCATCCGCGCTGAGTTTATTCATCACCGCTTCGATCAGGATAAGACCAGCCACGCCGTTACCGGTTCGCGAAAGCACATACACATCCACCTCGCCAGGGCGGTTGTGCGTTTCTGGCCCATAAGCATCCGCGTCCAGCACATCGTTATCCGCAGATTTGGCATGGAAACGATAGGCGTTGCGCGCACCGGCCGTATTCAGCTGCGCCCAGGATAGCTGGATCCGCTCCCGAAAAGCATTATCGTCCTCGTATACAGGATCGACGGGGGGCACCGCATCCGGATCGCCTGGATTAATCACCAGACGGGAAACGTTAAAACCCGCGCCTAGCTGATCGAGATCGGCGCCTCTGGCACTGGCAAGGAATACTGCTCGTACCGCGTCGTTAACCCGCTGAAACGCCAGGGTGAGCTGGTAGGCGTTGATTTCGCCCTGTTTATACGCCGGGTCAGATTCCACCAGCGCATCAAATTCCGGATCCAGTTCCCGCAGGCGAGCCAGCCAGCGGGTAAAAATGTCGGCCGCATCCGGTACCACCAGGGCATCCGGTACCGCGAGGGTGGACAGGTTAATTACGTCATAGTTGTTTGCCATAAATCGGTATGCCTCCGGTGCTGACAGGAAGATTGTTCTCTTTGTTAATCCCTTCGATATCCACCACACACCCCGTTTCGTCAGCCGGGAAAGAAACGACAACGCGCGTGACCTTCAGCCGTGGTTCCCAGCGCGACAGCGCCGAGGCGGTCGCTGCGATAATGCGCAGCCTCGTAAGGTCGTCACGGGGGCTATCCACCAGCGAAAACAGATCGCTGCCATAGTCACGGACCAGCACACGGCTGCCGAGCGGCGTGGAGAGAATATCGCTGACGGACTGGCGCAGATGATCGCTACCGGACAGGCGTTTCCCGGTCCGGCTGTTTACACCGTTCATAATGTTTTTCCGTATCTGTTTGCCGGATGGCGGAGGGTTAGCCGAAGTAATCCGGGCCGGTCTTATCCTTGCTGCCGGATTTTTTTGAAGATTTCGCAGGTTTACGAATATCAACCACCAGGTTGTACGTGTAGCTGAACCCGGCGGGCGTCAGGGAAAAAACCAGTGATTCCACTACCCAGGCACGATCTTCCCGCTCGCCAAAACCGGATGTGGAAACGCCGGATTCTGCCGTAAGCGGGACATGTTTCGGGCGGCACGGTCCCGTCACCGTCATTTTCTGCTCATTGCGCCGGGCCTGCGTTTTTTTCGCTTTTGCCTGCTGGTCAGCAGTGGCCTTTGCGGGCTGGGTGTAGGGATTCGCCAAAGAGGGGCCGTCATGGTCAACTGAGGTAGTTTTGGTCTTGCCGTCAGCCTCATCGTAATAACGCACGCCGATTTTGCCCGATGACTTACCGCTGTTGCCGGTCGCTTTCCCCGTCGAACTCCCCCGCTCGCCTTCATTGTATGACCAGCTGGAGACCTCTTCAGGTGTGATGACCAGTGCGCATGTCTGCTCACCGGAGGCTTTCGCTGTGGCTCCCTGACGCAGAAACAGCCAGTAACCGCCCGACGGCTTGCTGACGGCGTTCCATGTGCGGGCAAGGCGGGTCAGCAAATTGGCGTCGGATTCTGCCACCTGATCAACATGATCGATATGGATATCGGCGAGCTCTGCGGCCACTTTCGGTACCAGACCGTTTTCAGTGGCCACAGTTTTAATCAGATCCGCCAGTCGTAGATTATCCCAGCTTCGGGTCTTCTGGCTGAGCACATCACCGGGCTGTTTCTGTGCGTTCATGGGCGCGGCGGTGGCATAAATCTCGATACGACGTGGCGGACCACTGCTGCCGACGCCGGATACCACGAACCAGCCCTTATCCACCAGCTGGTCGTTGAAGCCCAGTGCAACGCGTAGTCGCGCACCTTTTGTCGGTAAAGGGAGCGTTTCCGACAGCAGCGTAATTTTCAGCTCATCCGCTTTAGCCGTGGCGCCGCCGTAATCGGTCAGCGTCAGCTCTGCCAGGCTTTGCTGCAGCGCGCGGGTAATATCTTTTCCCTCCGCGCTGACGCTGAAAGCGGGAGCATATTCGGGTTTAACACTCTGTTCGGTCATTTTAATCCCACAGGCTGAACGCAGAATCCTCAACCGGCGGAGCCAGATCCGGCAGGGTGATAAACAGGCCAGACGGATAAACAGCACCGACATCGGCCAGCCCCGGATTCGCTTCGAGTATCTGCGTCACTAAATAAGAAAGGTTTTCCGTGCCGTAATGCGCCGCACAGACAGCATCCAGCACGTCACCGTCACGGGTTTGATATATCGTCTGCATAATGTTTCAGCGTCATCGTCCAGTTTTTATTACGGTGGCCGCCGCCAGGCAGAAATCGACTGGTCGTGTCGGAGAAGTCGATCACCACCCACCAGCCCAGCACATCCCCTTCGCCGCTGACCAGCTGCTGTGGCTTATTCTGATCGGCGAGGTCGTAGAGATCGTTAACGGCCTCCACCCCCTTACGAAAGAACGCATGCGACTCCCCCTCAAGCCGGACGGTGCGCCCGGGCTTACCGGTATATTGCAACAGGTCCTGTTTGCCGATCCGCTCCTGCTCGCTCCATCGCCAGCTGGCCTCGCGGGTCAGCTGGTTGTAAGCCGTGGTGTCGATGGAAAAGGCAAAGTCGCCCAGCATCATCATCACCCGGGCAGCCTGTGCGCCACGAATCGCACTGGACCGGGACTGCCCGAAGTCTTCAAAGACAGGAATGATTTCACTCACCAGATTTGTCCTCCGTCCAGCATGCTGCTGTCACCCATAAATGCCGGGTTACTTTTCGTCACAGCGCTCACTTCATCAGCAATCCCTCGCTCGTCCTGCCCCGGCGCACCGTAAATTTCAAACCGGTATTCAAACTTACGATTATCTGTCAGTTGGTGGGGAGGTGGCGCTTTGTCCGCTGAATCCAGCCTCTGCAATAAGATTTCCCAGCCACTGCCACCCTCTTCGCCTGATTTGCCTGCTGGCGGGAGAGGCTCCTGGGCCGGATACCGGGGTAAGGCAATTTCAGGCGGGTAAAGCAGAGGATCCGCGCGGTTATCCCGGAGGCGTTGATTATCAGTGAACGCCTCCCGCATACCGCCAGATTCAGATGGAGGATAAACATCAACATTCACCTTCGGATTAACCGTTAAAGGCTTGTCTGAGGATCCTGTCAATTGCTCGGCTACGGGCCAGTTGAGGCTTTTTTCAAACGCAGGTAAGGAAGGGAATGTGTAATTATCCCAGGCACCCGCAGACTGATCGGATGTTTCACGCCCGGGCTGCGCCGGTGCCTCCTTGTTCTGGTTCAGTGCTGAGTCCCAGGAGAACGGTGCGACACTTCTTTCCGGCGTCACATACTTATCGAGTGTATTGTTGAAAGCATCCTCGTCGTCCCGGAAAAATCCCCGGGTGTCCCGGTATGATTTTTTCACGTCATCCACCAGCGCCGGTTTTTCAGTGAGCTGCTGCTCAAACCATTCGCCCTGCCCGTTTTTCTGGGCCGTCATGCGCGCGATATCAACCGAACCCGTCATTGCCAGCGACTTAAGTACATCCCGCTGATCGCTTCGCTCATCCGGTAAAAGCCAGGACAGTTTTTTCGCCAGCGCGTAGGCTACTTTCCCGACAAACACAATGCCCTGGCCGAACGTCAGCACGCCCGGGTACAGGTCGTTGCGCAGGAAGCTGACAATCCGCTTTATACCGCCACCCTTAAACCACTCCGCCAGATCGTCCGTCAATCGGCGGATATCCGGGGCCAGTTCATTACCCAGTTGTCCTGAAATCTCCGCTACAGCGGAGGATAAGACGGTGCGCAGGTTCGTGACAGCACGGTTGCCGGCCATAGCCCCTTCAGCCCCCTCTTTCGTGACGAGGTTATAGCGCCGCTGCTCGTCCATCAGGTCACGGTAGCTCTTGCCGGACTGCTTGAGCAGCATCAACAGTTTGCTGGCCTCACCACCGAACAGCGAATCCAGTGCAAACGAGGCCTTCGATTCATCCTGCAGGCTGAGTGCACGCTCAACAATTTTTTCGAACTGCGCCATATCGCTGAGCCCGGCAAAATCACCAGCTTTAAAACCCAGCGTTTCAAACGCATCCTGCAAAGAACCCTGCTTGCCGTTCTGCTTGTACTCTCCCGACTTATGCAGATACTCCTCAAACAGATCGCCGATATTCTCCCCGTTCATGTCGTACTGTTTTGCGAGCGTGTCCCAGGCGTCAAAGGTGGTGACATCGACACCATAACTTTTCGCCACGCCTGTACGACGAGCGGTTTCTGCGTTGGTTGCCGCCGGTGCAATAAGGGTACCCAGTGCGGAGGCGATAACCCCACCGCCGCCGATGGCGAGCCCGGGGGCCATCATGCCCCCCAGTTGACTGGCGATCCCCATCCCCCGGCGAAACAGGCCTTTCCCGGCCCCCTTGAACGCTGCCAGTCGCTGGGCCTTTTGCATCTGCTGATTCAGCTTCTGCTGCTCGGCCTCCGTTTTACGGATTTCACGGGAAACATCGCTGTAACGCCGTTTAAGGTCTCCCAGGCTTTGCCCGGCCAGTTTCGCTCGCTTAATCTCCGCCGCCAGCTTAGTCTGGTCTTTCGTCAGCTTTTCTGACTGCTTCCCGACGTTCTTCAGGCTCTTTTGCAGGCCGTTCGCTGAACGGCTCCAGGAGCTGTCGATATTGCCGCCAAAGGTAATGACGGCCTTAAGGTTCTGGCTTAATCCGGCCACGGTTTACCGCCTCCAGTTCGTCGGTTAGAAAATCAGAAAATACGCTGAACGGCATATCCAGGTATTCCGTCATAGGAAAATGCAGACGTCGCCCCAGAAAACGCATCGCCCGAATCAGCCCTCTTTCGGACGCTCCCTGGGCGGGAGCATAAAAACGTTAAATGCGTCCAGCAGCTGCGCATAATCCGCCGCCGTCAGCTGCCAGATATCCTGCTCGCTGAGGTTGCACAGCAGCGCAATCATGCGCGCTTCTTTTTCTTCTTCACTGCCGCGATCTTTGGAAAAGGCGATACGGTCACGCACCAGGGGCTCACGCAGCGTCACCTGGTTGAGCGCACTACCATTTTCAAGCGTGACGGGGGAATACAGTTTGATCACGCGGGTTTCACCAGGAAAAGACATGTTTATCTCCATAAAAAAACGGCCCGCAGGCCGTTGTAAGTTCTTTTGAATTAAAGGCGTACTTTCGCCGCAAGGCCGGACAGGACATCCACACCATTCACCCGTCGCGCAAAACGCTCGGTATCAATAGCAAAAAGCTCCCGGCCATCTTTGGTCTGGCGGTAATAGCTCACCGCGATTTCCACCGTGATGGCATTTTCCGACAGACTGTCCTTGCCCCGCGCATCCGGCGTAACGGTCTGCACAAAGCCTTCGATCTCCTCGATGGTGCCCAGTGCGGTACCGTTCGCCAGATAACCCTGATACGCCGTAAAGCGCGGGCGGCTGCCGCTGACAAAACCAAAAGCGGTCAGCATGTCCGTGTCCACACCGTAGAATTTCAGCTGACAGGTCAGCGCCTCCATGCCGTCATCCACGGGTGTGGGTGCGTCCTGCGCGCCGGTGCGCAGGTCAGTTTTGACAATGGACAGCGTCGGCGGTGTGAATTCATGCGCCCCCTGAATGCGGACCCCCTGCCGGAAGAAGGTCCAGACGCGTAATGTGTTTTTTTCGCTCATGCTGCCAGCATCTCCTCAAGCGCATAGTTGTTATTCACCCGGACGCGCAGGCTGATAAGCTCAGTCGGCGATTTCGGACCAAAGTCATAGTTGATGTACAGCACGCCCGCCGCCATGCTCTCAGCGGTGTTAAGCTCCTCATCCAGCCAGGCGCGGCCGCCAAAAATGGCGCCGAGCCCGACCAGCTGACGCATATAGGCGTTGATGGTGCCGATAATGTCGTCGGCATTCTCCCTGTCCAGCGGGCGGTCAACGTATTCCAGCATCGTTTCCTGAATGCTGTCCTCGATGACGTCGGCGGTACGGCGAACCGATTCAAAGCGCCACTGCGGGTTGGTACCGCACAGGCGGCTCCCCCAGTGTTTAAATCCGGCACGGCGGATAATGGTGGACACGTTCTGCATGTTGAGCAGGTTCGCGTCGCAGTTTTCATCGCCGAGAATAAACTCGTCGATCTGCTCCACGCCGAGGATATTGTTAATGTCCTGGTTGGATTTGCTCCACCACCAGCCCTTCTCGAAGTCGATACGGGCGCGCAGCCCCGCCGCAAACGCAGAATACGGACGATAAACCAGCTGGCCGTCGGCGTTGCTGACCTGAACACGCGGGCGCAGCAGCTCGGTGCGGGTACCGTAAGACTGGCGACGCTGCACCACATCCTGCAGCGTGGCACCGGACTCACAGTCAACATACGCCACCGCCCGCAGCTTGCCGGCAACGGTTTCCAGCGCCTTGCCCACCGCATCATCCTCACTGAACCCCGGCGCAATCACGATTCGCGGCTGGTATGTCGTCACGGATTTCGCCGATGACAGCGCCCCAATCCCGGCCAGCACCGCTGCACGTTTCTCCTCTTCACTGGCCCCTTCCGCCACACGCACCACCACGGTCAGGGCATTTCGCTGGTCATTGATTTCGGTGAGCGCCTGTTTCAGCGTGCCTTTATCACCGAGACGGGAAAGCATCGTGGTACCGACAATCGCAACGGGCGTATTCATCGGGAACGGCTCATCCTCACCGCCTTCAAGCTGCTGCCTGAACGGTGAGACAATACCGCTACCGCTGCCCGCTGCGGTCACTTTCACCTCTGCCACCGCGCTCACCGCAGCAACAACGGCTGAAGGGGTTGACGTCAGCTTCCCGGCTTCATCGCAGCCAAGCGTGATGGTCAGCGTTAAAGCTGCCGCATCCCAGACGGCGGAAGTCTCCACCTCCGCAGGATTTTCCAGATCGGGAATACCGGCTACCGCCTCAACCACCACCACGTTGCCTGCCCTGCCGGTGATTTTCGCGGCAAAATCAACAACGTTATCCAGAATGGGGGTTCCTGTGCTGACACTGGCCGGCGTACCGGCAGAGGCATCAGGCGCAGTACCTACCAGACCGATAATGGCCGTCTGGATCGTCGTGACCGCGACCGTACCGGATGTCAGCTCGATCGTTTCCACACCATGTAAATTCGCCATTCATTTTCTCCAGGCATAAAAAAACCTGCCGCGGCAGGTCACATTTTTTGATTGGGAGGATTCGTGGTACCACCGCCGTCACCATTTTCTTTATGGTTATGGCCGTTGTAGGTTTCGCGGATCCCGCTCATTTTCCCGGCACCGTCCGAAATCTCCTGTGTTGCACCGATATTTCCGGCCACGTTCGTGTCGGCATTTATCTGCGTTTTCCCCTGAACGGTCAGGGTGTCGGTGATTTCCACCGGGCCGTCCAGCGTGCCTTTCCCGATAATTTTGTAGGTCCCATTCTCCGCCAGCGTGATGGTCAGGGCATGCGCCGCCCGGTCATAGCGAATCTCGGTACCGTCGCCGTAGCGGGTGATATGCTCACTGTCGCTGCCCTTCGGCACCGGCAGACCGCCGGTATTCCAGCCGGGAAACACCCGGCCATTATTCAGCTCGCCCGCCTCCGAGAGCACCGTGACCGCATCCCCGACCGCATACGGATTGGAATCAGCCCGGTTTTCCCCGGAAAAGCCCTGACAAAGCGGCAGCCAGGTGGTGACGATATCGCCCAGATCAACCCGGCATTTCGGTATACCATCATGCTTAACGGAGTGAATAACCCCACGCCGGACGATATTCGCCAGACGGCGCTGTAAATCGCCCTCGATATCACTCATCGGGTTTTGCCTCGTAAATCAGCTGATAGTCATCCACATGTGTCCGACCGATATCCGGTGCCTTACCCAGCCAGGCTGCTTTCAGCGGGGCATTCAGCTGTGCAAACGGATCCGCACCAAAGGCGGCTGACTGTGTGAAGGAGATTCGCCAGACCAGGTAATCATCCATGCGCGGATCAAACTCATCGCGTGCTGCATCGACAAAGATGGCTGGCTCCAGATGGGTCAGGCCGAACTGCTGGCCGTCAATCCACTGGGTGATATCTGCGGCCGCCGTGCGCAGGAAAATTTCCGGGCGACTGACACCTGCCCCGGCCGCATCCACCACCACGAACAAATCGCAGGACAGATTAACGTTGAGCTGCCCCTCGTTGCCCCCGCCCTGCTCCCAGCCGTTAATGGAGAAATAGACCGCCGGGGTGGTCAGTCCGGTAAATCGGGGGACATTTTTTTCCGGATAGGCATCGGCGTCGCGAACCCAGTCAATTTTTTTCAGCGCGCCGGTGACAGCATCGTGATACTGCCCCAGCAGCAATGGTTCGGCCATGGTTTACCTCAGACAGAAATACGGGCTTTCACGCGCCCGCGCAGATCGGTTTCAAAGTGATGCATGAAAATCTCAATCGCCTCAGCAAAGGCGTTATCCTCGATGTAGTTCAGCATCGGCTCATAAATATCGACTTCCGCCTCGCGGGTACGACGGGTATCAGGATCGCGAATAACCACCGTGCGCCGGTTTTCACGACGGGAGCGTGCCACCTCACCGTTTTCAAAAGTACGCGGGGAAAGCAGGCTGCCCTTTGGGGTAAATCCGGCGTTTTCTGCCTGGCGTCGCGCCTTGATATACCTCCCGGTGGATTTATCCCGCCGGGTATGGTGAGGCCTTACCCGCCCGTTAATCCTGCCTTTCAGGTCTTTTACCTTGATGGCATTGAGTCCAAACCAGAGACGAAAATTATCAAGTTGTGACTGAGAAGCGCGATCAAGACGAAAGGAAAGCAGACGCCGGCGCACCAGATCCAGGCTGCGGGGGGCCAGTCCGTCTTTCAGGTCTGACATCGCTTTTTTACGCAAGGTGGTGGCGGTACGTTTCAGCGCGCGGGAATACGCTGCCCGAAACTGTTTATGGGTGGCACCGATGTGCTCTGCTATCCGCCAGATGGCATCCACATCGATATCGACGGGTAAATCCCGTCGCAGTCTGGACTCACGCGCCATATCAGCTCCACTTATTGATGTCCGGCTGCACCTTACCCGGTGTGCCATACGCCAGCGTGACGCGGGTCCGCCCTTCCTCATCAGCGCCGACGTGCGTCACACGATAAGCCGTACCGTTGATCTCCACACCGTGATGCTTCTCAAGCCCCGCGATATCTGTCGTCAGCGCGCTGAATCCCGGAGAGCGATCCTGAATTTGTCCACCGGCAGGAACGTCAACCGGCGCATCGGGCGTCTCGAAAATCACTGTGACAGGACGCACCTCAGTACCGATAAACAGGACCGCCGGCAGTGCTTCCGCAAATGCCCGGGAGATCCGGGCATCTGCACGGGCCAGTCGGGCACGAAAGCGGTTCATCAGTAACCCAGCCGCACCGGAACAGTATCGACATCTGCAGCTGCAGCTGCCCAGGCGGTACCGGCCAGAGGATTCGGTGTCGCCGCTTCTCCCGCTTCAACCGTTAGTTTTCCGTCTGCCAGATACAGCTTCTGGCCGGGAGTAACCGCTTCCGCCACCTTTGGCAGAACGAAAACGCCCGTGGTATGCAGCACACCCCACAACCCTGCCGGGATGTCATCGTGAGCGACGCCAACCAGCGCCCCTGAAAGCACGGCGTCCCCCGAATGAATATCGGTTGTACCGATATTCTGAAAATCAAGGGTGTTGCCGTCCTGCTGATAATTTTTCGCCATTTTTCTCTCCAGACAAAAAAGGAGCAGCACGCGCCGCTCCGTAATAAAAAACCGTAAGATGACGGTCGTTATTTTTTGGTGACTTTAACCATGCCGCGCCAGTCAAGCGGTGCCACACCTGCATCGATACGCACCTTAAACGCGGCACCGTCAACGGTGAAGCCCTGCTGCTGCTCCAGATATGGCGTATCGATACCGTCCAGATACGCCACTTCAATAGTGTCGCGTCCCTGTGCAGCAGTCAGGTAGTAATCCGTAGGGCTGCTGTCATCCAGACGGGCCTCAGAGGCCACGGTCACAAAGTTCTGAATCGGGTTAACAATACCGCTGTTCGCATCCGCGCCCGGCACGCTTGCAGACTTGATCAGCTGGTTAGCCCGGGACTCGATAGCCACTGGCGTCAGCATGTAGGCCGGGCGAATATTCAGGCGGCGATCGCCAGATTTTTGCAGCAGCATCGCCTTACGCGCCGTATCAAGACCTTCGATACTCAGGTCGGCGGAGACCAGGTTGCCGTGGTCAGCGTGGAACAGCGGCTTACCGTCCGACATTTTCGGGTTGCTGGTCAGCACTGCCCACACCAGATCGCCCACGGTGGCACGCGCAGCGAGCCCCATTGCCTGCGGGATACGGGTCAGCATGTCCAGGTCATCGTTAATGATGGTCTGGCGGTCAATGCTGAAAAGTTCTCCGTAGGTCGCCAGCGCAATTGGCTCACCGCGATCCTTAATGGTGACATATTTATATTCCGCCCCGGCGCGGACCTTGCGAAGCGATGCCAGAGATTCCAGACCGACGCGGTGCGCGGTTTTGAAATCGGTCAGGGTGCCTTTACGGGTCCACTGTTCGAATGACTCTGTGGCCTCATCCCAGCCCATCAGCACCGCCTTGTGCGCCACGTCCATCAGGATATTGCCGAAGTCGCTGCTGCTGTGAGTGAACGCCAGCCCGACCATCGCCTGTGCCGTGCCAGCGCCGGAGATACCGATGCCGCGATCGACCAAGGAGGCGCGTGCCAGTTCGCGCAGGGTGTAACCGTTGTAAGCGTTATCCTTCTCGGCCTGCGCATAGCCCGCGCGGGTCATTACCGCAGCGCGAATGGAATCACCGACCAGATTGCCGTTACCGGCATAAAGGTGAATGGCCCCCGGACCGGCGCTCGGGGTAGTACCCGCCGCCAGCGCCTGCAGCAGTTTGTCGCGGGCCTTTTCGGCGTTGCAGGAGAAATCGGCCAGGCATTCCGCTTTCAGCGTCGCGAAGGTCGGGAACGCCTCAAACACGGCTGAGACAGAATTCACGCGCTCCGCATTCGCCGTCTGCATCTGCTGCTGCAGTTGCTGGGCCAGCGCGGAGATATCGATGTTTGTCATCTGCGGCGCGGGCTGTTGTGGCGCTGGCGGGTTCAGGTTTGCCTGCACCGGTGCGGGCTGCTGTACCGGTGCAGGTTGTTGTGGCTGATTCACCGGAGCTTCGGCGCGCGGCGCAAAAAGAGATTTAATCTGTTCAGGCATGTTCTGGTAATCCTTCAGTTTATTTTCATTCACACAGGCCGCGGCCTGCAGTTCAGGTTCAAGCTTGTCGGCAAAGCCTTTTTCCACTGCCTCGGCACCGTTAAGCCAGGTCTCCGCTTTCAGCATCGCTTCCAGCTCCTCCTGCCCCAGTCCGGTTTTGTTCATGTAGGCGCTGAGCATCAGGGCTTCGTTACGATCAAGCCAAGCGGCGTAATCGCGCATGTCGTCAGAATCCCCGGCGATACCGCCCCACGGTTTGTGGACCATGATCCAGGCGTTTTCTGGCATGTGCACCGTGGCGCCGGGCAGGCAGACAATCATCGAGGCCATACTGGCCGCCACGCCATCCACCCAGATATCCACCTTTGCTTTCAGCCGCGACAGGGTGTTGTAGATGGCAAAGCCCTGCATGACATCGCCACCCGGGCTGTGGATATGCAAATCCACCGCGCTGGCCTCAAACACCCCCGCCTCTTTACAGTCAGCGACAAACTGCTGAGCCGTAATACCCCAGCCGCCGATCACGTCATAAAGGAAGATTTCGACGCGACCTGCAGCCAGCGCACGGATTTCATACCAGCACTGGCCGTTTGCCGCATCGACACCCGCCAGACTGGCGCGGGGGTTAATCATCATCGTCCGGCTCACGCCGTTTATCGTCTGGTTTTGCCGTTGCATCTGGCATCGCTCCTTTGTCATTGGCGGCGTCGGAATCAAACACCAGCCCGTGTTTACGGTTAAATTCGGTTTCACGCAGTCGCTGGCGCTTAACCTCCTGCGGATTTTTACCCCTGGCCCGCGCCCATTCCGCTTCAGTACCGGCACCGCCACGCACAATGGCTTTCCAGGCGTTAGCCTCTTTCCCCGGATCTATCCACGGCATCACCGGACCGAGATAGAGCGCGTTATAGAGGGAATTCGGATCCACGTCCGGCGGGACTTCAACGCCGCTCAACAGTGCCATCGCCAGCCATGCGCGGTAAACGGGTCGACTGTGCTGACCCACAAACCACTGCTGCAGGACGTTGTACCCTTCGAAGCTCTCCACAAGCTCCTGACGCTGGGAGCTGTAGGTGCCGTTGTAGTCACGGGCAATGCTGGAATAGCTCCCGCGAGTGCCTGCAGCCACGGCCCGCATCTGCCCGTTACGGAATTCGTAAAGGTGAACGTTCGGGCGGTTTGATTCCACCATGCCCAGGTCTTCGCCGGGCCGGAGTTCGTCGTAAATCATGCCCGGCGCGATATCGTAGTGACGCTGACCACCGGGCGTTGAAAACTCACTTTCATCGCCAAGGGACTGGGCATCGCCACGCTTGATATAGAACCCCAGCGCGGCGGCAATACGGGCGGCCACGCGCTCGCTCTCTTCATAATCCTTGATGTCTGACAGACGGGTAATGACTCCGTGGATCAGGCTGATACCGCGCAGCTGGTGCAGACGCTTGCGCTGCGCCAGGTGAAGCATGTTGTCAGCAGAGACGGTTTTAAGTTCGGCGCTGAACCGCGTCATGTTCGCCGGGTGGTATTTGTAAACCCGGTACCCGACAGGACGGCCCCAGTCGTTCACGATGATGCCCTGCCGAACCTGCTGGCCGGCGGTGCTGTTCAGGTTGAACGGTACAAAATCCGCCTCCAGCATTTCCAGCGAGAACGGTACCGAGGTGGCATGATGCAGGCCCGGCACATTCCCCCTGACCAACTGCGTGAACACTTCCCCGTCACGCAGCGCAGAACGCAACAGCAGGCGCTCGGCTTCCGGCCGGGTAAACATGCCGGTCACTTCCGGACGCACGGACCATTCCGCCCAGAGTGCCGAAAGCTGCCCGGCAAAATCGGAATGGAGATTGCCCTCAAGATCGAGTGGCTGAGGCTCAACATGGATGCCGTGGGCGCCAATTACCCGGTCTTCCATTTTGTCGAACAGGCCGATCACCAGGTCATGGTTTTCATCGAGCCAGCGGGCCTGTTCCCGCAGAGACTGGCCTGCTGCAAATACCGAGGTGTCCGCTGACTGGCTTTGCTTTTTGGCCTTGTGCAGCCGTGACGGGTTGGCCGCTTCATACGCATTAAGCCGGAGTCTGTCCCGCGCGCGCGCCGCCGCCCACCCGGGGGAAATAGCCCCCAGTGTTCTTTCAAGAATGCCCATAGAACGCCTTACAAAAAGTTAGCGAGTTTGTACGAACCACCACGGCTGTTAACCGTGCGCCAGCGACGCTCCCAGTATTCAAGCTCGTCGCGCAGCGCTTTCGGGTCGTGGTTGGTAATGGCGCGACCATTTACGCCAGTAAAGGAAATACTCTTTCCATCCAGCGAGTCCTGATAGGCCTGACGCACCATTAATAACGTTCTCCAGATGTCGTCTTTCGTCACAGCCAGCCTCCCTTACCTGAAGACCCCAGCCAGCTGCTGGACAGTCCGGCTCCCTTTTCAGGTTCAGCCTGGACAGGCGACTGAACGGGTTTTGTTTTTTTCACGGTTATCTCCCGGGGGCGTTCCCCTTCATGAATATTTGGGTTGAGATCCTGCGGCTCAGCCCATGCAGGGGGTTTTTCCCAGTCACGAATTTTTTCGTAGCCGCGCAGAACCGCAACGGCATGGGCATAGCAGAACAGGTCAAAGGCTTCGTTGGCACCCTTGCCAGGCTTGCGCCATTTGCCGTCCACTCCGCGCTCTTCGTAGGTCAGTTCCTCGTAGAACCATTCCCCCAGCCAGTCAGGAAAATGGATATAGCCCGCACCGGGGGTTTCACGGTCCAGATTGTTGCTGAGCTGATCCTTGAGCAGGTCGGTCTGCAGCAGATACACCGGCACCTCGCCACGCGCATCGGCCCGACGGTCGCTGCGTTCGGTATTATTTGGATGGGTTTTAGTGATGATTTTCTGGCGCTTTGTACTGTCGCCCTTGACCAGGTAAACACGTTTACCCAGACCGTCACGGCGGCACTGTCGCCAGAATTTATAGGCGTTGTCGGTTACGCCCTCTTCACCGCCGCTGTCGACAGCCATGGCCAGCACCGGCATACGGCGCGTCGGGTCAGACTGAAGCGCATACGTTTTTTCCAGCACATCGGAAACCAGCAGCTGCCAGTCCTCCGGATACGCGCCGGGATGGATCGGCTCCGCCTCACCATGCTCACTGCAGCGCAGCGACTGGCGGATGTTGTAGCGATCAACCAGCCAGCGTTCACCGTTTTCGCCATAACCGATAATCTGCACGACGAAACGGCGCTTTTTGCCGCCCTGGACGTCAACGGCCGCCAGCAGGAAACGCACTTTTGGCGGGACCAGCCGTTTACCGTAATCCTCCACGCGAAGCATCAGCGCATCGGCGCGTCGCTGTTCGCTGGCAGAGCGCGGCAGGTACGGCAGCCCCCAGTCGGTGTTGATAACCGCCTTAAGGGTTTCTTCGCTGCCGGTCGCTTCATACTCCTGCTCAGCGGTCAGCAGTTTGTACACCAACTGTGCCCATGTCTGGTACGCGGCTGCCGGGCCTTCCATCCAGAAAGATGCAATGCGAGAACGCCGTGGCTCACCGGAAATATTGCCGTCACGGTCAATACTCTGACCTTCACGCAACCAGACTCCCACCCCGTTCAGCGCGCGCTTTTTGTCTGCCGTAATAATGCCGCTGCAATGCGGGCAAAGCAGATGTGCCGCCTCACTGGCTTTTACCGGGTCAGGCTCATCACGGTAGCCGCTCATGGCCGACATTTCCGGCTGAAAGTATTCGCCACAGTGCGGGCACGGCCAGTACCAGCGACGACGATCGCCACGGTTATACAGTGAAAGTGCGCCTGTTGTTGGTGGCGCTTCATGAGGAGATTTGCGACGCCATTTACTGTCGCGAATATCCCGCCCCGGGGAACACTCCACCAGGGTCATACCGGCAGACATAAACGTCGTGGTACGTTTGGAAGCCAGGGTAAAGCCATCGCCCTCGCCGTCGATGTCCTCAGGAAAGCGGTCATAATCCGTGAGCGCCACACATTTAAAATCTGACGAGGACATGATGTTGATGGAGGGCCAGCCAATCTTGAGATAGTTCCCCGCCAGAAAAGTACGATCATGCACGTTGTTATCGTTTCGCAACGGGCTCAGGCGTTTTGCTACCTCAGGACTGACACGGAAGGTTCTGGCCAGTCGCTTTTTTGAGTGCTCGCGGGCTTTCTCTTCGGTCATCTGAACGACGAGCATATCGGACGGGTCACAGACAATGTTGTATACAACCCAGCCATCCACCAGGCCGATCGTTTTCCCCGTTCGTGCCGGCCCCACAAACACCACCGCATCGTATTCACGCATCGCGAGGCAGTTCATCGGCTCAATCACATACGGGGCGACGGCTGGGTCCCACGGTACCGAGTTACCGGCCCCCATGGGTACGCGCATAAATTTCTGAACCGCCTCAGCCACAGGCATACGGCGCGGGGCTTTGAGAATGGCGGAAGCGTTACGCCTGACTTCCGCTGCCGTGGCCTGTCGCATGACTTACTCCTCTTGTTGCGTATCCTCCTGTTCCGGTGAGTCGGCCTGCTCAACTTTGAGGGCTATCTGATCGCGCAGATCGTCAATAACCTGCTGCACCCTGACAACCGCTGCAGGGGTCATGGCGCAATCGCGCTCAAGAATATCGGGTAACGTTTCCAGCACCTGAACCATTGCTTTCGCCATGGAGGAAAACTCTCTGGTGACTTCGGATGCCGGGATCAGCTCCCCTGTTTCCTGTTGAAACTTGAGCCGCTCACGCTCCGACTGAAACCAGGCTTTACGATCCGGGGGAAGCATTTTGTCGACGTCCACCAGCTCGGACGGTGTGGTGCTTGTCAGCAGCTCCCGCAAAATATCGGTGATGGAATAAAGCTTAAGTTTCGGATTGCTGCCGGGTGCGGGTTGCACATTTGCCAGCTTGCCTGCGACCGTCTGACGGTGCAGATCAGTGATGGCGGCCAGCTGAGTGATATTCAGCCGGAAATTTTTCAGTTCGTTATCCATGATGGTGAACAAAAAATGGTCATTTCGACATCCTGCAGATGCTCAGGACAGAAATATCAAGAGGTTAAACGGATGATGATGAAACCCATAAAATGCAAAAAACTAGCCGATTTCCGCGTGTCCTCGCCCCCTCGGTGTTCATAATCACCAGGAGTACCTGTCCCAATCAACGATGTTTATCCGGTTCTCATGAAAAGTTTCAATCAGTGATCAACATCACAAAGGTAGATATTGAAAACATTGATAAAGCCCATATTTTTTATATGACTGCAATTCAGAGGTCAAAAGGAGCAGTGATGACAACCGAAGAAAAAAAGTTATTTTTGTTTGAGCAAACTTGCGTGTTACTGGCGGGAAGGTTGGGCAATGAAAAATGCACCCTGTCGCCTAAAACCTGCATTGATGAGCATTTTGAAAAAACATACAAGGCATTGGCGGATGAGTTTGATAAACACTATACCATCCAGCATGCAAAATAATTACCCCTCGTAATTAAAGCGCTCTTAATGAGCGCTTTTTCCATTCAGTAGTAACGAGTAGCTTAATTGATTGGAGAAATGCGAGACCTTAAGATCGCATCGTCAACATCTACAGTCGTTAAATCATCGTTTGATGCTATGAAGAAATGCTTTCCATCTTCACGAATATGCTCGATGACATTGTAGGCGATAACCTCATAAACCATTGTCTCAGCAGGGACATCAGGTGCATACATCTTCGCCATCGCGAGGGGCTCACGGAGAGGAACTTCAAGAATTCGCTTGAGTGTGCTATTAAAGACTTGCTGATCGTGTACGCCACCTAAGACCAGATAATCGTAGTATTTCTCTTCGCTCATTTGTTATCTCTTACAAAGTGTTTGTTTTTTTACTATCGCATATTCAAGCCCTCAAAGCATTACCGCAGGCATGAAGAGAATACTGATGATCTGTTCATCGGAAAAACGCTTCTTCATGGGGATGTCCTCATGTGGCTTATGAAGACATTACTAACATCGGGGTGTATTAACCAAAGGGGAGCAGGTCAGCCTACCTATGGTGATGGCAGCAAAAACCGTCCGGAGACGGCTTCATCAATTTTGTTGCTTCAGCTCTTTTTTCCCTGCAGCTGCAGCAACTATTTTCTCTGATCTAAGTCGTCTGTTTTCTCGTTCAACATACCAATCGCTAAGCAACGTCTCTATCAAGCTAATGAGTAGCTCAGCCTCCTCTTTGTCGACATCAATAATCAGATCAATGTCTTTTTCCATGTGGGCACCAATATTACCAATACTTCTTATTGCATCTATTGCATGCCATGTATCTGAGTCGACTTTTTCTTGAATGGCCTTAATCTCTTCAAAGAGATTTTTTTCTTTTACGCCCCAAAAGTCTCTTATCATCCCTTGCAAACATCGGCGCGCTAATGTTGCGGATGCCTTTGGCGAGAGCGTCGCAATCATCGCAGACTCTCTATAATCATTAAGAATCGCTTTTGGTATGTAATTTGGAAACTGCTTGACTACTCCTTGAGGGCGGTGCATCCAACTTTCGATGGGCTCTGCTATAACATACTTGTTCCCTTCTATCTTCGCTGAGCCTATCTCTGAAATATAAGTAAATTCCTTACAGTCAGGATTTGGACAGACCTGAACCCACGATTGCACAAAAAGCTTGCCCTGCTTTGTATCAGCGTCAACAACATAGTTACTATACTTTTGTTGGATTTTGGCCTTGACTGACAGGCGGCCACAAAACGGACATTCCCAAGATGACATTTTAACCTCCGTACATTATTGAAGGTTAATATATTGCAAAACATCATATTGTTAAACGAACTAATTACTTGCTGCATTGCTCTTTGATGAAGTCCTGCAGATAGTCAACCTGCTTTGTCACTGTGACGATCCGCTCTCTGAGGGTGAAATAATCCCGTTCAGCGGGGTCAGTAAGTCTGGGGCTGGTAGCATCGCCCATGCCGCTGGCGTCGGTCGTTCCGTTCGCGGGACATCTTGCATTGATGTGCAGCCCACACTTACCAGAGCTAACGCAACGCTGCAGATCTTCAAGCTGAGATTTCGCATCGGCTAATTCCTTCGTGTATTTAGCATCCAGAGCTGCTGCGTCGCGCTGGCGGGTCTGCATGTCTTTGATGGCGGCGTTCGCTAGGCTCAGTTGTTCGGTAGCTTTATCGCGCTGGTCTTTGTAAGTTATGGCGTGGACGCGATAGTGATCAATCGCCCATGCCATAGAAACCAGAATACAGATAACCAGCACGGTGATAATGGCGGTTATTCGACTCACTGGTCTATCCCCCAGCATGCCAAAGCGCTTTCCTGATCGCGTCGTTCCACCTGACCATAGCAGCCATTTTTCTGGCTTTTAGTCAGGCGGCAATCACGTCCACCGTCTTTAATCCACCAGCGGATAGATTCACAGGCCCCTTTCCGGTCACCAGCATTGATGCGCTTATAGAAAGTGGAAGGGAAACATTTGCCCGGTCCGATGTTATAGGGACAAAAGGAAGCAATCCCAGCCTTCTGTGGAGCACTTAGGGGAACGTGAATATTACGTTCAACCCACGCAAGCGCCTTATCCCGTTCGATGGCGTTTACCTGGTCGCATTTCGCCTGAGTCAGCTTCATGCCCTGCACCACCGGTTTGCCCTCAACCATTGTGGCACCACGGCAAATCGTCCAGATGCCTCCACCGTCTTTGTATGCAGTGAGGCTGTTCCCCTCTTTCTCATTCAGAAACTGATCGAGAATGACGGATGCCGGTGCACCTGCGAGTACCAGCCCCAGAACAGCAGCACTCAATTTTGCTCTGGTTCCCATCACTCACCTTCCTTTTGTAATGCCTCAACGACCACGCTTGCAGCTGCAGGACGTTCGTGAAGCGGTTTGTCACCAACGCCTTTCAGGTAGTCATTGACCATTTTTGTTCGCTTCTCATCCTCTTTACGCCTGCGGTGTGCATCTATACGCCCGTTGATGTAGGAGGCAAGCGAGATAAGCAAACCAGCAGCGCCAAAGAACATGAACACCAGATCCTGAGTGGTAAATCCAATGGCAGAAGCCAGAGCTGCTACCCACGCAAAGAACTGCGTGAAGATGTTCCCTGAATCATTCATTTTCATGGTCTCTCACCTCGCTGTGTGCGGGTGTTATTGAGGTAATAAAAAAGGTCGCTATCGCGACCTCACGTTTATTCCCCTGCCAACGCCCGTATTTCCCCCAACGTCTGATTAAACCTTTCCTCTTCGAGTTCAACGCCAATAGCCTGGCGGCCAAGTTCCAGCGCGACTTTCACGGTCGAACCGGACCCCATAAAGAAATCAGCCACCACATCACCAGGCTTACTGCTGGCGCTGATGATCTGCCGCAACATATCTGCGGGTTTTTCGCATGGGTGTTTACCTGGGTAAAACTGAATGGGTTTATGTGTCCAGACGTCGGTATAAGGAACGGATACGGAAACAGAGAAATGCCGCCGAAGTGATTTGTACTCTTCGAGCAGCTCTGAATATTTGCGATTCAACGAATGCCACAGAGCCACCAGCTGGTGGTGTGGTGTTGCCAGTTCGCCGTTCTGGTGCTTTTCGATGGCTACCTGCGTGAAAAGGGACTGAAGTTTCCGGTAGTCTGATTCATTCGGTAATTGCCACTGGCTACCGCTGAACCAGTGAGACACCATGTTCTTCTTTCCTGTCGCATCGGCTATTTGTTTTGAGGATATGCCAAGCGCTTCACGTGCATCCCGGAAATAAGAAATTAGGGGAGTCATTACATGCTGCTTCAGCTCGCTTCCCTTCTCAGCGTACCCGTCGCTCTTTGGTTTATATGGCCCCTGGTAATGTTCAGCGAACAGGATGCGCTCTGTAGCAGGGAAGTAAGAGCGCAGGCTCTCTTTATTACAGCCATTCCAGCGGCCCGACGGTTTAGCCCAGATGATGTGGTTCAGGATGTTGAACCGCTCACGCATCATGATCTCAATGTCTGCCGCCAGGCGGTGACCGGAAAAAAGATAAAGACTGCCAGCAGGTTTAAGCACTCGCCAGAATTGTGCGAGGCACATATCAAGCCAGCGAAGATAATCCTCATCCCCTTTCCATTGATTGTCCCAGCCGTTGGGTTTCACTTTGAAGTACGGCGGATCCGTAACAATAAGGTCAATGGTGTTATCTGGGAGGGTAGCGAGGTATTGCAGGCAATCAGCGTTGACAAGCTCAACACTGTTTATATTTACAGTATTTTTCATAGATCCGTAAGCGTAACTCTGATAGGCTCACTATGCTTTTGCGCTAAAGCAGTGGGCCTTGATTAGCTTGTGACCTGTAAGCATGAGCTGATGGCTGGTTGGGTGCGACAACACCCACCAGCCGCCCATTTCCACAATGGGGTACTCCATTATAGGAGCGCGTAATCAGTTTCCGATAGTATCTACCAGGCTGGTGATTTCTTTACGTCTTCTTTCAATGTATTTGAAACATTGTCGACTACATTTCCCTTGCGAATATCCTAAATCATAACCAGAACCGTCTCCCCCTTTAATTGCAATATCTGTAGTTTCATTAAGTTGATCAAAAAATTCTTTATCTTCTTGGTCATTCAAGTCTAAATAGGAATCAAGAAGCATTTTGCTTTCTATCATTAAATGAGTTTTACTAATAATAATATTATTTAACTCTATTTTTTGCTTAATGCTATCATCATCATTTTTATCCTTAAGTCTCTGGAAGCTGACTTTACTCTGATATACCTCTACATGATATTTCATAAAGCCCACAAAAGCCGTTCTAACTTCTTTGCATACATCTTTTTTTAGTTCTATTTCAGTAGCAAGTCTGGTGTTTAACTTTAAAGCCATTAACTGCTGCTCAATGCCTAAAGAAAATTGCTCGCTTTGATATCTAACATTACGTTTAAACTGAAAATATGAAAAAAGTAGTGCAAGGAAAGAAATTAATGCTGGAATTATTGCAATCGCAAATTTACTGAGTGAGTCCCACAATCCGACATCATTACTCACTTTAACTGTAACTACGTGATCGAGAGGCTTCAACACCTCTAGAAGGCTCAATAAGTCCATGATGATTTCCATTAAAAAGAAATACATCATAACAAAAAACCCCGCCTGAGCGAGGTTGGATGTAACTATGACAAAATATCAAATTAGCTTCAAATATAGCTCATTTTGTTGCATTTTGCAAGCCCAATTGAGGGAGTTAGTGAAAGTTACCTCACATTTCCGCCACTTTCAGTTCTTGATACTCTTCGTACCGTGACAAAATTTCGCTTAGTGCCTGGCTGTCCATTTCAGCAAAAGACGCTTTGAAAGCCGCCCAGTGGCCTGAATACACTCTGAGCCAGGTGGAACGCTCAACGCTGACCATGCGCGCCAGAGCTGCACCAGCATACTCCTGATAGGTATCGTTATTACGCGAGGCAGCAACTTCTTGCGCCGCCAACCAGACAAGCCCTACCAGTTTTTTAGTGACACGGTCCTGGATTTTTTTGCCGCTATGCTGACGCTGAAACTCTTCCCATACGTGCTGGCACATTAACCTCTGGTACCGGAAAGCAAGGTCATGCCCATAGCAGTACCGCACCCATGCCTGCAAATGCTCCCCCAGACCATTGACCGATCGACGCCATGCTGAACAAGCGAACTCCGTATCCTTAATAGGCGGTAAAGGTCGGCGACGGCTCCTTGTCTCAAGAACATAAAGCGGAGTGGCCAGAGTTTTTACCACCTTTGATCCACAACCTTCCCCACCCTCCATGACGATTTCAGGATGGTGCCGAGGGTATTTATTCTTATCTGCTGGTGGATGCTCACTGAACGCCTGCAGCTGTCCTTTTGTCGATCCTGATAAATCCGCCAGCGCGCGGCGCAGTTCAATCCGCGTATATTCCAGTTCTTGTAAATTCATTATGCTCAGCGCTCCATACAATTACGCTTTTGTTATTACGCCGATCGCCATCGCTCGATTCATAAACCGGAATAGCAGCTCCAACTGGGTACCGTGTTTTTTCTCGAACGCTGCAACATCAGCATGTAATTTGTCGTGACACTCTCTGCACAGAGGGATCACGAACAAATCGTGGGCTTTAGTGGCGGTACCGCCCATGCCGTGACCAATGACATGGTGTGGATCATCCGCTGGCCGCCGGCAACCTTCACAGGGCTGGGTTTTAACCCACCGGGTATAGTCCTCATTCACCCACCTGCGGTGTTTTGGGCGCAACATGAATGATTCAGGGGATTCAGGATCCGCATGCAGAGCCAGAACCTTTGGCTGTTCATAGGCTACTTCCTGATTTGCTCCATACTTCAATTTCGCAGCCGTGACCGCAGGGGTGACCTTCTTCTGCAAAATGCTTTTTGCCGGGGGCATCGGCACAATGTCACTTTCTCGATATACGGATAAAAACGGCTCATCCGGTAATCGAAGCGCAAGCTGGGCCATCCTTGCCGTGATTGCATCAGCAATGCCTGAATAAACGGCCCACCAGCACAATTCACCGAGGGATAATTCACGCTCGTTGTTATAGCCAAGCGATGACAGGATGGAACTGATCAGCCAGTTAATGAGATTACGCCGGGCCAGTTCTGCCAGCGCCGCGGTGGTTTGATCGCGCAGCTGGTTATCGCAATGCCAACAGAGCAATATTGATCCAGGGGGGTGTCGCATCGTTACCATCTCATGATGGTGATAATCAGTGTGCGGGTACTGGCATTCCTTCACGTTTCGCTCTAACCAGAATTCCAACGCGTTCAAACCTCCTGCTGCACGGATAACTCTCTCGTCGGTGAAGAATCCCTCGAGGGACTTATCTTCTGCCAGCGGCTGCCTGGCATCAGGGACGAGCCCCGACGGAAGTCCAGCCATGCTTTTTGGCTGAGGCTCCACCAGCACACGCCCCTGTTGAAACAGAGACATCAGTTCGCTACCCGGCTTTAACACCACAAGCCCCAGGCGCGGAACAGTCTCGGCTGTAAACAGTCCTCTCACGCGGCATGCCCCTTAGCGATGTGTGCCGTCCACAGGCCACCGATCCACTCGATGCCTTTGGATGTAAAACGTGCCTGGCTAAAGGCGTAGTTAGTTTCGCTCGAAGTGCCAGTTTTAACTTCAAACCGCCCGGCTGCAATGTGCTGGTGCCGCGGTGTCAGCACTCCGCCGAGCCGGTACATAATGTCGCTCTCAATGAGGAACAAGCGGAAATCGGTCTCTTTGGCCTGCAACAGCTTTGCCACCTGGCGGAAAGACATTGAGCCTTTGGCAGTACAATACCGATCGACAAACTCAATTTTTGGCGCGGCAGCGGCTAACTGCTGGCTGAGTTGTTCTTTCTGCTCGGCCAGATCCGCGGCGAGACGTAATGCCTCCGGCAATGTTTGCGGGACACTTACGGCCTGGCTGTTCTCCAGCTCTTGCCAGCGATCGACAACAGCGGCGGTAAATTCTGGCGACAGCCTGGCGACGATCACCAGAGAATCACGTTTGTTGAACCAATACTCCTCGTAGGTTTGCCCGTTTTGCGGGTGTGTGTAGGGGGTGTGCGCCAACGGCGCGGTTAAAATACCAGCAGATGCAAGGCGCTCAGCTGAGCGCTTCACATCACCATGTTTGCTCTGCACCAGCCTGGCAATTTCACGGCTGGACATTGTCACAACACCCTTTGCGGTTAACTGATTCATGCTATTTCTCCATATCAGGCGGCTGCACCCGCCTTTTGATTTGCACATAATTCAGGAAGATTTGCCTCTACCAGCGCCACCAGCATAGTTATCAACGATAATTTCACGCATTGACGGCCCCCTGCATGCTGCTAACCAGACCACCAGCCACGCTAATTATTTCGCTGGTAGGCACACGCTCCAGCCAGAGTTGGTTGATGTTGGCCTTCAACTTGTTCTGTTGGTTCACCCCCAGAGAATCCGCCCCTCGACCTGGTTGAATACCAGACCAACCTCCAGCGGCCAGATGCGTGACTCTGCATCAGGCGTTGCAATGGGAGCAGGTATTACTTTTTCCGGCACCGACGGAAGGGCCAATTTTGCTGCGGCGAATTGAGCCAATGACAATGCAGCACGCCCTTTTTCTTCCAGTTCTGTGCGATTGATATAGCTGAATCTTTCTCCACGCCAGGTTTTGTCAAAGACAGCGATTGCCCCGGCAAAAAATGCGCTGGTGGGTTGCTGCTTCTCGTCAGCGGGAACAAACCAAACAGGAAGATCGAACCCAATACGACCACGAATAAACATGATGTGATCGGCATCCTCCGGCCACCATGTTTCACTTGTGGCTGACTTCACGAGGTATATGTAACGACCACCTTTATCACGCATCGCCATTGTGTGATTCATGATGTGGGTCATGCCAGTGATGGCCTGCTTTTCATGGTACAGAGAACGGCTGTATGGCGGATTTGCAAACGCGGCGCCACCGAGTTCTGCCAGACGCTCTGACCAGTCCTGCGTCAGCGCGTTATCTTCGGCGGTATACCATGCAGGACATTTAGCATTGCTATCGTCTGCAAACAGATCCAGAACCATCGGCCCAAATATCGAATTGATGCCCCAAAACAACAAATCCGGAGTGCGCCACTGATCGCCAACCTCTTTCAATTCATGCGCTGGCTTTGAGCGCAGTTCAGCCAGCGCGCGGCAATATTTGTTATCAGCATTCATGCTCATCATTTCGCTCCCCTGAAGCCAGCTGGGATGGCTTTATCTGGCCCACCAAATTTCATCGGATCATGCTTACGAATTGAGCCCCAGTACTGTCGTTCTGGGCGTCCTGCTGCGTTCCACTTATTTGCGGATTGCAGGTAACCTGGGAATTTAGATGGCAAAAACAACGTTGTTGGGCGCAGATATTCGGCCATTTTCAGATCTTCGCCCCACTTCTCGACACTGTAATCGACCACCAACAGCAGCTCATCGGGCGTAAACCCGTCAGCCAGGCGAGCCCGGATGTTTTCCAAGGACGATTTGCAGACCTGATACCGTGATCCGGTGGTCTTGTTCAGATGTGATAAAACCTGCTTCGCCTGATCGGTGATAACCACCACAGGGTCGGGTTGCGCAGCAACCGAACAAGAATGTTTTTTATCTGATGGATCAGTAGTTGTATTTACTGACGGATCCCCCCCAGATTCTGACGGGTGAAACCCCCCTTTTTCATCGTTTTTTGATGCCTCAGATTTTGACGCGTCGGTTTTTGAGGCATCAAATTTTGATGCGTCAGAATCTGACAGGTGAGAAAAGGCAGCAGCCTGTAATTTCGCAACATTGAGCTGGTAAACGTTCGATGCATTGCGGTTGCCTTTACGGCGCTGCTGGCGGGTTAACCAACCGTCTTTTTCCAGTTGAGATATAGCTGTGCGAACCGTGCTCTCACCGGCACCAATCTGGCGCGCGATGGTAGCGATGGAAGGCCAGCTAACCCCTTCATCACTGCTGAAGTCTGCCAGACGCGCCATGATGGCAACGCTGGACAGCTTCATGCCAGAAGCGGCACAAGTGTCCCAAACGTAACCCGTTAATTTAGTGCTCATGGTCGTCCTTTAACTCTGTAAACTTGCGCTTGAATTGTTCGAGCGGGCTGAAGCATTCGTGGTTATAACCATCCCGCAGGTAGACAACTCGTTGAGTCTCTGGCTCCCACCGGATAACCCGAACGGGGATCCCTCTGTGGTCTTTGAACCTTCGGTTAACTTCGCGCATAAGCGTTTCGCCTTCCTGTAGTAAACCCCCACAATTGCGACCGCCCGACTGTGGTTACATGGCACCCAGCGGTTTGCTATTCTGCGTTCATACCGAAACAACGGAGCGCCCGGTACCGGGATCATCCTCAGTTGCGGTAAACGGTTAAAAGCCGTTAAACTGGTCATGCGGATTACTTCTCCATACAAGATTTGTCTGCCACGACGCCCGGAGCTGCACACTCGCGGGCGTCACTCTTTTCCGGCGCGCAAAACACACGGAAAAGCAGCGTCAAATGTTCCTGCCACTTAGCCATCACCTGATAGCTGTTCTCTTCGATCTGGGCGCGTTCCTGAGCATCAATAACGCCGTCAGCGGTAGCTTTACGAACGTATTGCGAATGCCTGCCGATCCACTCAACTGACTCCATGAGACGCTGGTTGATATCGCCATTCTCAATCTCTTCAACATCAGCTAATGGCACAAAAACACCGTTCGAGTGACGTGCAATAGCGTTCGCTATGTGGTTTGAACCACCAGCACGCTGAAGCACCATCGCCCAACCGAGCGGGAAGATCTGATCACCGTCGGTACGCAGCCGGTTAAACAGCGCGTTCTCGGTCACACCCAACCACTCAGCAGCTTCTGAATATCCCCCAGGCAGTTCGGTGATCGTTTTTTTGATTGCGGCCACCAGCCAAGCTGGCTGCTTATCTACTTTCCATTCAGGTTCTATACCCACGGTTAACCCCTTATATCTGTGGTTTCTTCCCAGATGTCTAATCTGTAGGCTTCTGATAAAGGCTGGCGTCGTACTTAAGCTTGCCTTCAGTAATTCGTTCGATAACGAACGCTTGCTTCTGAGGAATAACCTCTCGCCATCGGCAAACAGCCGGGTGGGAGATCCCAAGAACACTGGCGGTTTTTGATACACCGCCAAAGTGCTCAATAACTTGTGATTTACGCATGGTTCCTCCTAGTTAACTCACGCCTCAAAAGTAACAAAAGGTACATCAAATAGCAAACAACAGTTACAAGGGATCAATGTAACATTGGTTACATGAAAACAGAGATGAAAGACCGAATAAGATCCCGTCGAGTCCAGCTCGATATAACGCAGCAGACCCTAGCTAAACGCCTAGGTGTTAGCCGCGTGTCCGTTACTAAATGGGAGAGCGGTACAACGAAGCCTGATGGTGAGAACCTCCATCAGCTGGCGATGGCGTTGCAAACCACGCCTGAATGGATTCTCTACGGGAAAGGAGATGAAGCGCAGGATGACACGAAAGTGATCCCCTTTCTCAAACCCCCTAAGGCAGTTCCAATTATCTCTGCTGTCCAGGCAGGGACGTGGACTGATACTTACGCATGCTCAAGGCTTTCTGATGTGATTTCATGGACGCAAACCACTGCAAACGTTTCTGATGAAGTATTCGGCCTGGTTGTTCGTGGGGAATCGATGACTAACCCACATGGTCTACCATCCATTCCCGAAGGGTCGATCGTAATAGTTGAACCACACTATGGCCAATTGGATGACCTTTACGGAAAAATAGTCGTGGCGTTACTTGATGGCTCTGCTGAAGCAACAGTGAAAAAACTCGTCTGGGATAGCCCTTTCGCGTATCTGATGCCGCTTAATCCTGCCTTCAAACCTATACCAATAGATGGCAATTGCCGGATTGTTGGTAAAGTTGTTCAGATAACCCAGAATATTTAAGTTATTCAATTCTAATGCCGGATGCTCATCTGGCATTTTTTTCATCCCTCATGGTAACAAAAAGTACATTCCTCGCTTGACCCAAAAGGTAACTAAAGGTACATTTAAATCACGCGATTGGTACCCACTATTACTTTCGCGGTTGTTAAGCAGAACCACCGCGCCTGATGTGGTTAAAAGCAGGCCAAAGCAATAAGACGTGATCCCTGTTCTGGCTGCTCACTTTCCCCTTGAGGGTGAGAGCCAGCTTTTTAAGGGCACAACGTGAAAGCGCACTCCTTCTCTCTTTCACTGCGGGGGCAGGTTTGTTACCGAAGGAGTGGGCTTTCAGTTGTGGTAATGCGGCTCTGCGCACGTGACGAGGCCAACAAGTTTTTATTTCAACATTTGAAATGAATACGTTTCTTGAGGTGTAGCGTCGCCGGTTCTGGCCGGTCCGGCAGGTGGAGGCACCACCGCCACAACAAAATCATTGCTGTGTGTAGTCTTTGCCCATCACATCGGTGGGCACCTTTTTTACACAAGAGACAAGGGCATCACCGGGCGACGGGCTCATTCCCCAATCCACCCGGGCGCTATGTAAATGGACCTCCTACCCTTAGCCGAAGCGCAGGTGCCCTTTTCTGTTGTGTATGGAGAAGTTCCACTGGCGGTGGCAGCCGCCTCACAGAGGGTTAAACCATGAGTAATGACCGCATGACCGTAGTGCCCGATTTCCTGGGCGAACTGGATGCCGGCGTGTTCATGAACAAGATCGCGGCGGCTTTAAACACTACCGCGCTTGGCGTTCTGAACAACGGCACCAAAGGCAAAGTAGTCCTCACCTTTGATATTGAGCGTATGGGTAACTCCGTCGAAGAGAAGCGCGTCAAGATCAAGCACAAGCTGAACTACGTCACCCCAACCCCGCGCGGTAAAGCCTCCGAAGAAGACACCACCGAAACACCAATGTGGGTTAACAAAGGCGGCAAGCTGACCATCCTGCAGGAAGATCAGGGGCAGCTATTCGGGATCAACGGCGGCGTTGACGGAAAGCTTAAAGCGGCACAGTGATCCGCAGCAGACAAATCACTGACATCCGATTGACCACATATTAAGGAAATTTTATGTCCCAGATTTTAGACGGCAATGCCCTGCAGCAGGTGAAAGACCTGGTTCTTTCCGGTTACCACCTGGATGCAGCAAAAGTTACGGCATGCCCGACCGCCCTGCTTCCTGAAGGTGTTAACGTTGAAAGCCTCGAGCGTTTCGAACTGGAGCGTTTTCGCTTCCGTGGCGCCATGACCACAACCAGTATTCCTGATTTTGTGCGTTACGCAGCAGGCTACGCCAACGAAGCCGAACCAGCGCGCTGCTTTATCGATGCTGACAACATGACCGCACGTTCTGTCTTCAACATCGGTACGTTGGCTAACCCTGGCCATGCTGATAACGTCGCCTCTATCACCCTCAAAAAGACAGCACCATTCCGAGCCTTGCTTCAGGTAAACGGCAATCGTCTGGGTCAGAAAGAAATTGCTGAATGGCTGGAGGACTGGGCCGACTTCCTGACCGCATTTGATGCCGACGGGAATGTGTTGTCCATCGCGCAGGCAGCTGGTGCCGTTCGTCGCGTCAATATCAAACAAGTCTCGGAAGCAGCTCATGAAGACGAAGATTTTGGCGGCAGAAAGTCCCTGATGCAGAGTGTTGAAGCCAGCAGTAAAGACGTGATGCCTGTCGCCTTCGAGTTCAAATGCGTGCCATATGAAGGCCTGGGCGAACGCCGCTTTAGCCTGCGTAACAGCCTGCTTAAAAGCGGGGAACCGGTGTTTGTACTCCGCATCGTTCAACTTGAAGCCCAGGAAGAAGCTATCGCCAACGAGTTCCGTGACCTGCTGATCGAGAAGTTCACCGACAAGCCGGTTGAAACCTTTATCGGTAACTTTAAAGCGTAATTTCTCTGCATTAAATCCCCGGCGCCGCGGGGATTTATTGAAGCGTAATTCCCTTTATTAATCGCCAATGGCGAGGGATTCGTACAACCAAAAACTGGCGCAGGTGCAGCTGCCAAATATGGAGAAGAAAATACGATGAGTTATATCCAGACACTTTCAGGTAAGAAATTCGATTACCTCAATTCAACCACTGACGACGTAGAGATCGAGGATATTGCGACCGCACTTTCCCACATCTGCCGCTTCAGTGGTCATCTGCCGGAATTTTACAGCGTGGCCCAGCACTCGGTACTGTGCAGCCAAATTGTGCCCCCTGAGTTTGCCTTTGAAGCCCTGATGCATGACGCAGCTGAAGCCTATTGCCAGGACATCCCTGCCCCCCTGAAAGCATTGCTTCCAGATTACCGTCGCATTGAAGAGCGGGTAGAACAGCTGATCCGGGCCAAATTCAGCATCACCCCTGATATGTCAGCGGTAGTGAAATACGCCGATCTGGTGATGCTTGCCACTGAACGCCGCGATCTGGATATCGACGACGGCTCACTCTGGCCTTGTCTTGAAGGTATACCGGCAAGCGACATTATCCAGATCGTCCCTCTTCGCCCAGGCCAGGCATATGGCTTGTTCATTAACCGTTTCAATGAGCTTACGGAATCACGCGCATGCCTCGCATGAAGATAAAAGAACTGGTAGCCGCAGCCCATGCTGCGGCCGGGAAACTGCCACCAGCAGAAGCCTCCCTGATGCGTGAGGTAGCCACTCGCCTGGACGTTACATTTGCCGCCTTGACGGAATCGATGGACCAGCGAATGAGCCTTGACGCCGAAATTAACCATCTTCGTCAGGAGTCAGTCCAATGACCACCAACAAATATGCGACTCTGCGCGGCACAATCGCCAGAGCCAAACGCCACGACTGTCAGAAAGTCGTGATGCGTGTGACGTTAGCTGAAGAACTTCTCGATCAGTTATCAAAAGCAGAGGAGCGGATCGCTGAGCTGGAAGCAATATTGGCATGTGATAGGTGCGGGACAATTTGTACTCGTCCTGACGGGGCACATTATTGCCACGTTAGCGACAACGCCGACTCGCGCTACAACCCCCCCAGTGAATCAAAAGCCAAGAATTAACAATGGAGAAAGCAATTGAACGACTTAATGATTGACCTCGAATCAATGGGGAAAAAGCCAAACGCACCGATCGTGTCAATTGGTGCCGTCTTTTTTAACCCTCATACAGGTGAACTTGGCCAAGAATTCTATACGGCCGTCTCGCTTGAAAGCGCAATGGATCAAGGCGCGGTACCGGATGGAGATACAATTCGTTGGTGGCTAAAACAAAGCCCGGAAGCACGCTCAGCTATTTGTGTTGATGACGCGATGCCTATCACTGATGCACTGTCGGAACTTAGCCATTTCATTCACCGGCATGCATATAATCTCAAATACATGAAGGTCTGGGGTAACGGGGCCACCTTTGACAATGTGATTCTGCGCGGAGCGTACGAACGCGCGGGGCGCATTTGCCCGTGGGAATTTTGGAACGATCATGATGTACGCACGATTGTTACCCTTGGTCGCAGTGTTGGTTTCGATCCGAAGCGTGACATGCCTTTCATTGGCGATGTGCATAATGCCCTGGCTGATGCGCGCCATCAGGCAAAATACGTGTCAGCAATTTGGCAGAAACTTATCCCTGCCACCAGCACCAACGAGTAAACCACTCAGCCCGGGTGCAGCCGGGCTTTATGGAGAAGGAAACCATGGCAAAGCTAATGAAAGCGAGTCAATGGGGACGCCGAGAGTTCACCGATGACTCTGTTCCTGATAACCGAACGATTAAACGTTGGGTCGAGAACGGATTACTCATGGGGCGTATCGTAGACGGATCTGTTTTTGTCTGCGAAACCGAAAAATGGGGCGTCGACTCGATGGTTAGTCAAGCAGTTCGCCAGTTGATTAATGAGGGCTGACCATGGCAGCAAGGCCAAGAAAAAAAGAATACCGACACCTGCCAGATTATTTATTTTTTGATAAAGATCGCGGTGTTTATAAATTCACGCTTGTTATAGGAAAGAAGAAGAATATTGGTAAGGATCGGGCCATGGCTATAGCTATTGCCCGTGAGTACAACCTTAGAATGAGACCTGAACTTTCCCCATCCGTTGATAGCCTCATTAGAGAATCCGGCGGGGTTACTGGAGAAGCCAAACCGTTTGCAGACCATGTGGATCACATCATGGCTCGGGCTGTTGAAGATGAACGCCCTTCTCAGAGTACTTTAGATGATTGGAACAATGACGCACTACGCGTGAAAGAGTTTTTCATTAACATACCTGCTTGCGATATCGAGCTGGAGCACATTAACGCCTACATCAATAAGTACCATGCCAGCGCGTCCGCTAACGTGCAAAACAGAAAAGTCAGCTTTCTCAAAAAGCTTTTTTCGTATGCGGTCGATGAATCCTTAATGCTCGACAATCCAGCGACTAGAAAGAAAATGCGCAGGACCGAAGAGAAGAAAAGGCAACGCTTGTCGCTAGAGCATTTCATGGCTATACGTCGTGCCGCGGCGCCGTGGTTAAGAACTGCGATGGATTTGGCATTACAGACGACACATGCACGCCTGGAAGTGTCAAGGATTCGTTATTCAATACGTGCACCAAAGAACGGTGTTTGTGGTTGTGTGTGGTTCGAACAGCCGACAGACGGCATTTATGGAACGCTGTATATCCATCGCCAAAAGGTGCAAAAGAAGGAAGCTTCACACGTTGCGATCCCTATTGGCGGTGAGCTGAAACGTATAATTGATGAGAGTCGGGATAACGTAGCAAGTCCATTTGTTGTTCACAGAATTCCTGATCGGCAGGTTAAACGTAGCAAAGAGGTTTCACATCCAACGCAGGTTGCTCCCGATTACTTAAGCCGTTCCTTTTCAGCACTGCGAGACAAACTGGGTCTATGCGATAAAATGGCTATGGAAGAAAGGCCAACGTTTCATGAAATTCGAGCATTGGCCGCACATCTTTTCGATCAGCAAGGTATCGATCCACAAGGACGAATGGCGCATAGTGATGCGAAGTCAACTAAGATTTATACGCAAAACCATATCGATTGGGTTATAGTACCACATGGTGAAATTCTCTCAAAAACAAACTGAATTTTGCAATTTAAATAAAATCCTACCAATGCATATTAAATAGTTTAAAAGTGGGGAAGAAATGAAGACGTTTGAGTTACTTAACAAAGGTGATAAATCTGTAATTGATATTTATAAAGATGCGCATGCGATGTGGGATGAAATATTCGCTAAAGAGTGGACCGCATCGAATTTATCAGACACACTTGGCAGCGTCCAAACCACATTTGAATATAAATTAAAGAAATATGGTCTAAATCGTTGGGAAGGGCAAGAAATATTCGTAATCACTGGATTGACTTACTTCGACAATGATTATGACATGAATGAAAATAAGGCTAAAGAAGTTAGCTTAGCATTTGAAATGAGTTGGTGTAGCATTGAGGTCAAGAGCCTCGCAAAGAGACTTTCTAAGGCTCTATACATTGGAGGTTTTTAAATGGCCTTTCCAATACCTTATAATTTCGAACAATACATTGCATGGCACAATCAAGAAGTTGAACCAGGCGGTGATCTTATCGCTAATTTAAACTCATTAATGGAATCATTAAAAGAAAATAAAGAGAGATTTGAAAAGCTTGCGCAAATATTAGAAAACTTAAATACAGCTTTGTTACGAGCTAAACAAACTGCAGACATTGACATTAAGTCGTATAAATGCGAGTTACTGTTAAATTCACAGCTTCCGACGGAAAAATATATTGAAATTTTTAAATCAATTGAATCGATAGTTGATAAGTTATGGAGAAAAAACAAAGGTGCAACGAATTACATCACAAGTGAAAATATAAAAGAAAACATTAAGGATTTAGTGAGAAGCTCGGTTATTTTAAGCACCCATAATTTTGCAAATGACTTCAGTAAAGCCCTACTAAACTGGAGGAAAATATTTGACATAAATAAAATACCATTAGATGAATATTCTGACATTGTCGATATAAAGGTTGAGCAAGAGGCGAAAATGGCGAGTGGTTATTTTGCTTATCACGCTGATGTTATTTACAATGATGGAGTTCATGTAGAAATTCAGATTTACTCTCAGTTAAATGAGGTATGGAGAGGTTTATCTCATAAACTCTATGAAAAAACTCGTCTTCAACAAGATGTAGAATATGGACATGGTACTAGCGCATCACGATTAGTTTCTTTGGGTCATTTGCTTCACTTAGCAGAATGTGAGGCTGAGCGTCTGCAAAGTGATTTCGAAAAATAA